TGCTCAATAATCTCCATTTCTTTCATAGCGTTTCCTGCGCTATTCTTCATTGTAGTCAATGAGCTTTCCACAGCATCAAAATTGTTCAGTATAGCCGCAACAATTTGACCTTGACGTTTCAAATATATTCAGCAGAGTTATAAATTCTGCCAGTAACCAAATAATGGTTACATCTCACACTTTCGCAATGAGTTTCGACTATTTCTTCATCCTATAAATAGGAGCATACCTTTTCCGTTTAAGGGGATTTCACCCACGCCTTTATTTGCGCCGTACTTCTTTTGTTTTAGATATTCAGGATTTCCACCTTTATTCTTTTTCTAAAACCCTTATGGGGAATAGTCTGTGAACGTTTACCCTCGACTAATGTTCCGGGGTGCGGAATGACGTTAGGGTACTTCGCTGCAAGAACAGCCAATCCTTACGTTGTCAAACCTTCATAATGTGATTTCTCCATTATTGTGGTGTAAGGCTCTAAGGCGTTACCTGCAATTAAATATGTTCTTGATACATATTGCTATGTATTCCGGCAAACCAAGTCCGCCGGCAAGTTTTTCGAGTAATCCAGCCTGTTGCTGGTCTGTCAAATCATTATATATTTCTGAAATATCTCTTAATAATTCAGCAGTAGATTTGAAAGTGGTTTTATCTTTATCAGAGAATAACGAAACTCCGCCAGGTTGTTTGGCGGTTCTTGTTAAATCGGCAATTTTGCCATTTAGAACTTCTACGTCGCCCGTATATTCTTCGGTCGTTTCGTCATACCCGCGAATACGCATACTTACCGTTTTAAGGGCGTTCATTTTTTCTGTTACTTTCCCATCGCTAATGGTACTGACCATAAATATATGGCGGTTAGTCATTTCTGGCTAACTCCGCGATTTCATTTTGAGGTTATTGTCGCGGTTCGGACTGTATCTTCTCTCAATGGCTAAACCACTTATGTTACCATAAGCGGTATTACAGTCTCTACGGATTCTTTATTAATAATAAAGTCTTTCCTCGGTCTTGTCCTCCGCAGGATTTTAACCGATACAGCCATTTTTAACGTCGGCAACGCCACTTACCGACAGATGCGGCATCTCTTGTAATTTCTGTTGCTGCTGTACCGAGCGCAACGGTTTCTTCTAATGTGTTATTTGCTTCTTTCATCGCAGAAGATGAGCGAGTAAGAAACTCAACAATGTCTTTATTGCTAACGGCTTGACTATTCATTCTGTTGCTTTCACCCGCCGTGGGCTACTGACCATATAAATATGGCGGCAAGGTCGTTAAACCTTACTCTTGCGTTTCTTGATTATGAGTTATTGCGCAAGTTCAGACTGTATATACACCCATAAAATGGGGGATAACTTCAAGATGCTTGTTGCCAAACACCTCCCGCAGTCGTTAAGGAAGCTATGTATTCATTAATTGTATTTTTTATTTCATCTACGGATTGCTTATAATTTATTCTTAATAATGGAATGGAATTATCTTTACAATATTTCGATTTAATCCCATCTCTAATTTGTGTTTCATCAAATGCAGCTTGTCCACCAAATACTGATATTGGTTTGAAATGTTGTATGCCATCATATTCTATTAAAAACAATAAATCGTCATTAAGGATAACTGCAAAATCAAATCTAAGTTTATATTTGTATTTACAATCATCAAAAGAATATTGTTTTTTATAATCCAAATTCATATCATTGAGTATTGTTTCGACAATTCTTTCTCCCGATGATTCCCTCTTACAACCACAAGAAGTTGTATGATTATCTGCAATTTTAATTGGTAAAGCAACGAATAACTTGCCGCATAATGGACATATACATTCCCACATCCATTGCTGTTTATCATTTTGATATAGTGGTGTTGTAATTTCTACTCCGCTTTCAGATATATAGCCACTCCAATCTTTAGTAAAATAATTGCTGACTATTTCCTTGTTTAAGCAACCACACGATTGTGTGTGACCACACTGGACATCGTTTTTGCTTAATACAACGGTTTTACCACAATCACACTTGCACTTGACCTTTGGTGGCGTTAAATTCCAATACGTTTCTAAGATGGTAAGCCTGCCAAACCTTTCTCCATCAATTTCTCTGCCACACACTTTTCTAACTTTTTCTTTTATCGTGCAACCACAGGAAGAAAGTTCAGATGTTCTGTTTCGCAAATCCCACGCATTTCTTACTATATCTTTGTTTCCGCAATCACAATCACATAAACAATATGTCTTTTTTGAATTATTGTAATTGGACAACATTTTTGTTACAGTTAAATGTCCATATTTATTTCCAACCATTTCTATCCTTTTCATTTCTTCTTCACCACCTTTTATTGCAAAATATAAATACATAGCCTTTCCTCGGTCTCAAACGCTCCCGTCCTTTAACCGATATAGTTATCTACCAAGAACTTTCGTTCTCCATACATTGCTGTATGTTTGGGCAATTTTCTTTACCCACAGCGTTAATTTTACTTGCTATACCATCAAGTGCTTGGTTAGCCTCGATGTCAAAAGCCTTCATAGCTGAAACAAGTCCGTCAGTAGCTTCCGTCATATCCATTCCGGGAGAAATAGACTTAAATATAGAAGATACTTGTGCCATAGTTTCAGCATCTTTAATTGAATCCTATTGTTACTCTTTTCATAAAGAAAAGGGGTAGGTCATTTCTGCCTACCTCTGCAATTTCATATTAAATTGATTATATTTGCAGAGCAGACCATACCTTCATCTCTATTCGAGATGTCCTGCATACGCAACATAATTACTTATGTTGCTGTGGTCGTTACGGGATTTGCATTATACAATCTTACCCTCGGTATTGCCCTTCTCAGGGGTTTCACCGATTTGAGCAGGAAGTTTACCTATGCGTCACCACATAGGGGGACTATTCTATTTAATCCTAAACGCGACCATTCCGCCGCAGCGCTAATGACTTCTTGGGTTGTTACACCTAATTGTTTAGCAACATCATTCGATGTATAGTAAAATTGTTTTAATTCTGATTCTGTGGCATCCGTAGTTTTTCTTAAATCAACTAACGCCGTATCGAGAGCTACCACATCAGAAATTCCGTTTTTAACAGCTCTTATAGCCGTGTATATTAAAGTTGAGGCACTAATATATCTTGAAATACTTAAAAATGCACCTTTTAGACTATCACCAAACGTCTTTCCAGTTAATCCCGCAGATTGTGCAGCGGTCTTAACTTGTGTAAACTCGGCAGCCAACTGTTGTAATTGCGCCTTTTCAACATTACCTTGTGCAGACAACTCCCGTAGCCTTGTGACTAAACCACTAATTGTGGTTCCATATGTCTTAACAGCCCGCGAATTATTGTTTAGCCACGTTTCCATACGATTTTGAAGTGTTGCTACCTCGGTGGCTGTCGCAAACATTTTTGTCTCATTAGAAACTATCTTTAAATTATTACGAACTCTATTTAAGACTTCATTATATCTTTCATAATTCCGAACTAATGTTTGACTATCTGTTGTGCGACATAATTCAGTCTGCAATCTATATAATTCAGCAAGGTCGGTAGAAATAGCTCCTAAATTTTGATGACCCGACGTTGCAAATTGAGAATATTGTTTTTGAACAGATGAAATGGCTGCGCCAATATCGCCTTGACGTATTGCGGCTTGTGCTTTTTCCAAAGTGGCATTAAACTCTTTAACCGCTTGCCTTCTTCTTCCGACAGTTTGAGTAAAGGTTTTTGAAGTATTTACAATATTTCCCGTTTCTCTATTAAATTCTCTAATTATTTGAACTCCGCGATTTAACTCATCTACGCCAGTAAGCCTAATGCTAATATTGCCATTGCTTAATTGCCGAGTTTGAACTTCATCAATAGCCAAAACCATTCTGTTCAAATCTTGCGTGATTGCATTGATTGAATTTTTATCAAATCCCGCGCCTTGCAACATATTGCGAACGTTACCAATTCCGCCATTCACAAGATGAATATTATTCAGTTCTCTATTGAATCCCTGCACAAACTGTCTACCAACAGACTGCCCCATATTGCCCATTTGCCGAATGGAATTTTGAACATTTGCACTGTTTACATTTATTTGAAATGTATTGCTGTTCAGGGCGTTTTGAATTTGCTGGATGAGATTCGCGGTGTTGACAGTTACATTATGTAAATTTACTTGGCGATTATTGATTTCGTTTTTGATTTGATTTTCTACACCAGAAGTATCTAATCTCGCTTTGATAATAGCTTCAAAATTATTAGCCATAAAAACCTCCTTTCTCTAAAATAAAAAATCGCCCTTGTAGGCGAATAAATTTTTCGTTACAAATCCTCTAATCCCTTTTGTTCAACTTTCTTGATTCCTTCAGCTCCGAAATACTTGTCAAATGTATCTTCCGCCTCAAGGTCAGAATATACATCAACAAGACTAACCTGTTGTATTCACATAAAATCGCTACTTTTATGCAGTTCTCCTATGAACTTCTCATACTTTCATATGAGCATAGACTATATCTTCATCCTCGACTTTACCCGTTAGGAGCTACCCACTTCCATACGCTTGTATGTACAATTAGTCGTTGAACCTTCCGCTTTTCACGGCTTGGCTGCTGATTACCTATTATCAAATACTTAGGATTTAACCGTATATCATTTATGTTGTTTTTTCTGCTTTCGCAACATTCACGCTTGCACATATTTCATTGCTACGTTGTAGTCAACACAACTTTAAGGGTTTCCAGCAATTCAAGTAGTTTTTCTTATGCACGTTTCCGTACATTCTGACTATCAATTCTCTTAAAATATTAAGAGTTATATAATCAGACCATCCAAATATATCTTTAATGACGTTCGCGGGGATTCCAGCTTCAACATATCTCGTGGTTGCACGATGCCTACAAAGGTGGGGAAACCAGGGTTTACCAGCCAATCTTGTAAATGTTCTCGAATACGAGTCCATTGTTGTTGTGTTCATTGGCTCGTCCAGCCATTTGCCATCTTTATACATAGGGAATAACCAATCGCTCGTAATATTTAATCGAACACGTTCCTCTAACCACATATCCAAATAAGGTTGGAATGGTTTTGCAAGAGTATAGCAGTATAAGAGTTTCCCTCTTTGCCCGCGACCTTTGGTTTTTATCTTTTCAGGCGTTTTGTATAATGCTCCTTCGCAAATTAAATTTTCTTTGTCAAAATAAGAAACCTTAAAGCGCGGGATTTCTGCCTTTCTTCTTCCGCCATATATCATTAATGCTAAAACACAGGCTTTCATATATTCTTTCTTTTCAACCAGTTTATTAAGTAAATCTTCCAACTCTTCATCTGTAAAAACCGGCTGTTCTCGCACAGCTTCGTTGACGGGGTTTTCAATCTTATCCCATATTCTTTGATAATTTGGATATTCGTCATCAAGGATTTTGATTATGAAATTTTCTAAACTACGCATAACAGATTTTACAAATCTCATTCTTCTTGGCGACCAACCCCATTCATTCAATGCCATATTTTGAAATTTAGACACCTCGCGTTTCTTCATTTCAACAAAACTTTTATTTTTGTTATAGTCTAAATTCCAACACCAAAGAATGTGCAATGCCGCGCGGTACTGAATAATTGTAGTTTCAGCTCTATCAATAGAAACTAAATGTTCAAGAAAATCTTCTTCAAGGTCAAGACTTTCTACATTAGCCTTCGCTAACTTTTCCTCGGAAGTCAAATCGTTATATACAGTTGACCTACCAGCTTTCGCCATAAAATCACCTCCTTATTTTGGAGTAAAAGTCATACTCAATGTATCATTGAAATCTTTCTCAATATTATCTTTTGCTCTTTGCCAAAATTCTTTGTTTCCCACAGTTGGTCTTGCCCAATGTCCGCTCGAAACTATCCAACGCTTGCCTTTATCCGCAAGTTCCAACACTTGCTCCATATTTGGTTTATCGCCAGTCGAATAATTATGTTCAGTATCTAAATAAGCTGTAAAAGAAACCTCTCCGCCATCTGTGAATTGTTGGCTCTCATTATAGGTTGTCTTTGGAGTTTTCCCCAGCTCGCCAGTTCTAACATACATCACAGGCTTTTTCCCTTTATAAAACCACGAAGTAGCCTCTTGCATATCCTTTTTGGCTTTCTTATTAACCTTTTTCATAGAGTCCTTCAGTGAACGCATAAGCATTTGGTTTAGTTGGGTCATATTTCTTGCCGTGGGCATTTTATTTACCTATCGCTTTCAATACAGATTCCGCGCTCAAATCGCCCTTTGCAACATTGTCAGAAATTTTTGCAAGTTTGTTCAAATTTTCTTCCGTAATCACAGGGGAAATTTTATCAACAAATCCTTCAAGCCCTGCTTGAATCCTGTCTATGATGGTATAAATAGACGACTTTCTTGTATTAACAATCTCCAAAGCATCGACATAAGCATTTCCAAAATTAAATCTTACTCTTTGGTTATCGGTTAATGCTTTGTTGTATTCCTCTAAAAATTCCTCGTCCGCGAAAAATTGGTTAGTATCAAATTCCTCGACAGGAATATCATTAAATTTACTTTCTGTTACGAAATAGTTATAAAAAACCAACATAGCATTTACTTTTCCGATATGCGGAGCATAATTCCCGTCTCCGTCAAAGAATTTTTGCGCTATTTCTTGAACTGCCGCGCCATACGCAACAATATCCAAGTTGTCCTTTATCTTAAACATTTTCATCTTCCTTTCTTAATAAAAAACCCGCGCCAAATGCACGGTTCAATCAAACTAATATTTTATTTACACACAATAGCTCTAAAACGCCGAAATTCGCCCTGTATCGCATTTTTATTTTAGGAATATAATATGGCGTTTTTAGCCTAAAATCGCGACAGAGCAAGCCACAGGCTTAAATATTACAATCCTGTAAGAATTTATCCATATTGTATGTATATCGAGTCCGTGCCATTTGCTGTTCAATAATCACATACTGAACACCATATTTCTCCAAATCGTCATAATTAAAACTTTTCTTGGGTATCGCATTTATAAGTTTATTAAACTCAGATATTTCAATAAAGACCGTCGTTTCGATTTTGCGGAACTCAATTACAAAACCACAAATAATTCCGTCGTACTCATTCCATTCATTCAATCCCGCGATTTGGTGAAAATGTATCTCGCCTTTTTCCTCTTTGGTTCTCTCAAACGAAATTGATTTTCCCGCCACGGTTTTCATTTCTAAAGCATATAAGATACGTTTAGTTGAATCCCAGAGCAAGAAGTCAAATGGGTTACGGCTACTGAATCGTAGATTGCCTCCGCCAAACGATTGCGGCGGGTCGGGCAAACGATAAAGTAGGGCATAGTCCGGCACGGATTTCTTTATTTGTGTTTCAAAAATTTTTCCTACATTCTGCGCCATAACATTATTTCTTTTTTATTTGACTGCTTTTCCATTTGTTGTAGACGTATGAACTTTCACCCTTATGAAACCAAAAAGTTATTTTTCCCTCTTTTAATTCGTTTTCATATACGAATTTTGGCTGGCAGCCATATTTCACATAAAAAATAACTTGCGGCAGGTAATCAATAGCGATTAAATTCTCTCTGCCATAACAATTAAAACAATCTTCTAAACTTTCAAATTTTATAACCTTCATTAATTCTCTCCTTAATTTCGACTATCATTAAAACGCAAAAAGAAAAGGGAGACGTACCGATAATTAGTAGGTATCATCTCCCTTATATAAACTTAATACAACTAACTTCGGCATATTATCATTCTTGCGTTTCATTTGTTGTTTTCTTTGCTTTCTTTCTCTTTGGTTTTGATTTTGTTTCCTCGACTGTAACTTCCTTAACTTCTTCTACTGCCTCAGTATAGTCATCAGGAACGACGGTGTATTTGCCGTCTTGATATTTCACTTTAATTTGGTTCGCTTTACGACCAATCGCGGGAAGTTGCACATCAATTCCTTCAAAATCAACCACAGTTACACACTCGTTATTGAGCGTTACTCTGCAATTTTTAATCATTTTTATTTCTCCTATCTGAACGGATTGCCAACAGTTTTGGTCGGGTATAGGATTGTGGCTTCGTTGAATTTTGCGCGGGTTATATATACAAACTTGTGATTTAAGTAGTTTTGTTCGCGCTGAATGGATTTGCGGATTTGTCTTGAATAAAATGTTTGGCGGGGAGTAGAAAGTGATTTTTCTGCCACGCCGGAACTGCGATAATAAGTATCATTCGTTATGCAATAAATAGGCTTTTGTCTGTGGTCTATGCGATTTTGGGATTCTAAAATTTGCCGGCTCTCATTGATGTCGTAGGTACACCAACCCAATTTCGCACCCTTCTTTATATAGCTTTGAACTACGCCGTATGCAGTTTTGAAGTGTTTTGCAATTTCTGATATTGTAAGATGCGGATTTGCTTTTTTGTATTCACAAACCGCTTTTACAAGATTTGAAGTTGCAATCTCATCACACTTTTGCCAGTCTATTTGTTCCTCAGAAACATTTAGGCTTTCAAGTAGTCCAGATTTAATAATATTATTTTTTATAAAATCACCATCGGATTCCGAGCAATTAATAGAAAAGTATTTGTCAATACCATTTTCAAAAGCAATTTTTCTCTTATATCTATCGTTTTCCTGTTCTTCTTCTAAAGTCCGCGCTTTTGGATTTATCGGTTTTGAGTAATGTTGTTTGCCATTCATCTCAACAATTATTTTTTCATTATCATTTATATAAAAATCATATCTTTTTGACTCTGACCAAGAAAAAGATTTCTCTTTTTCAAAACAGATATTTAATTGTTCTAATAGCGCATACATATACTTGTTAGGATAACTAATTCCATCACCACAAACGCAAGCCAATGTCTTTGACGAGCAAAAAGCCTTAATTTGCTTTTTATAAACCCTGCCACAATCAGGACATACTAATTCGACGATTTCATTTGAATATTTTGTGTATTTCTGAGCTTCCGTTATTCCTTTTGGAAAGTATTTCACCATCCACGGTGCGGTGGTTGTTATATCGTT